AGGTTGGTATTGAATTTCCAGAAAAAAATATTGATATTGACCCATATATTATAGGGTTATGGTTAGGAGATGGTTCTGTAAATAGTGCTGAAATAACATGTCAAGATGCGGTAATTTTAAAATATTTACGTGAAAAAATATTAGATTATGATTGTTACTTACAATATCGGAATGGATATACATATGGATTAACTACATTAAAAAAATATACAAATCGAGGTCGTGAAAATAAAATTACGAATGTTCTGCGAAATTATAATTTACTAAATAATAAACATATACCACTCGATTATAAAATTAACTCTAGAGAGAATAGACTTAAATTATTAGCAGGGTTAATTGATAGTGATGGTTATTATTATTGTAAAACATATGAAATTAGTCAAAAAAATAATTTATTAGCCGATGATATTGTATATCTAGTAAAAAGTCTTGGTTTTGCTTGTTCGTGTAAAAAAGTTAAGAAAAGTTGTTATTATAATAATGTAAAGAAAGAAGGTGAATATAATAGAATAACTATTTTTGGAGACAATCTTACTGAAATTCCTGTATTATGTAAAAGAAAGAAATGTAATGAAGAGAGAATAATTAATAAACCAGCACTAGAATATCATTTTAAAATAGAATCAGAAGGAATTGGTAATTATTATGGATTTGAAATTGATGGAAATCATAAATTTATTTTAGGTAATTTTATAGTTACACATAATACACAACCGGCAGAGTTCGCAATTGACTTTTTCAAAGAAAAAAATAAAAAAGTAATTTATACTGGTCCTATAAAAGCATTATGTAATCAAAAATATTATGATTTTAAGAAAAAGTTCCCACATATATCATTTGGTATATTAACCGGAGATATTAAAGATAATCCAGAGGCAGATGTATTAATTATGACAACTGAAATCTTAAGAAATACATTATTTTCATCTTTAATATCTAAAAATAATGATAGAAATATTAATCTTCATTTTGAAATGGATTTCAATAACGAATTAGGTGCTGTTGTTTTTGATGAAGTTCATTATATAGGGGATGCTGATAGGGGTAATGTATGGGAACAATCTATTATATTATTACCTCCGCATGTTCAACTTATTATGCTTTCAGCCACTATTGAAAAACCAGAAATTTTTGCTAATTGGATAGAAAAAGAAAAAAATAAAACTTATGATAATATTGAAAAAAATTTGTATTTATGTCCAACAAATGAAAGAGTTGTCCCATTAACACATTATGGTTGGATATCTACAAATAAATCTATCTTTAAAATAGCAAAAAATACAGAATATGAAAAGAAATTAAAAGAATACATAAATAAACCAATTAAATTAGCAGATAATAATGGAGTATTTAATGAATTGAATTATTATGCTATTAGTGATATATTGAACTATTTTTATAAAAATAGAAATTTTGTTAAAAGACACTTTGTATTAAATGATATTATCAAATATTTAAATAATAATAATATGTTACCAGCTATTTGCTTTATATTTTCACGAAAAAATGTTGAATTATGCGCACATGAAATAGAAGTGTCACTTTTCGAAGAAGGAGATAAAACGCCAAGTATAATCAAAAAAGAATGTGAAAATATTCTAAGAAGCAAAATTAAGAATTATAAAGAATATACACAATTAGATGAATTCAAAAATTTAATTACATTATTACAAAAAGGAATAGCGATACATCATGCTGGAATTATGCCTATTTTGAGAGAAATGGTAGAAATGTTATTTGAAAAAGGTTATATTAAATTATTATTTGCTACTGAAACATTTGCTGTAGGTATAAATATGCCAACTAAAACAGTTATATTTACTTCTTTATCTAAATTTAATGGAGATAATGGTTTAAGATATTTGCTATCTCATGAATATACTCAAATGGCTGGTAGAGCTGGAAGAAGAGGGTTAGATAAAATCGGCCATGTAATTCATTGTAATAATTTATTCGATATGCCTTTATCAAATGAATATAAAAAAATAGTAACTGGTTCACCAAAAATGTTAAAATCACAATTTAAAATTTCTTTCAATTTAGTTTTAAATGTAATAGCTAGTAATAAGATTAATTATACTGATATAAGTGAGGGCGATATGTTAGATAAAGATACTAACAATGAATATGATTTTAATAAGTTAAAAGAATTTATGGAAAAAAGTTTTATTCAAACTGATATTATTAAAGAAATTAATACTTATAATAAAGAGTTACAAATTTTAGATAATAAAATTCATGAATTAAGAAAAGGCATTGATAGTGGTATAATTTTTACAACAAAAAAGGAAATTATTGAAAATTATAAATCACTATTAGATAGTGTAAAAGGTGCCAGTCAAAAACAAAAGAAGAAAATACAAAGAGAAATTAGTGAAGTTGAACAAGAAAATAAATTTTTAAAGAAAGACATGGAAAAATATAGCGAATATAATGATTTATGCGAAGAGAGAAATAAAACAAATAATTTTGCTATTAACGCAGTAAATTATATTGATACAAATATTCAATTAATTATTAATATTTTAAAAAATGATAATTTTATAGATATTTCATATAATCTTAACGATAAAGCATTTATTTCAATGCAATTACAAGAAGTTAATTCACTGGCAATGGCCGATACTTACATAAAATACAATGGATTCAGTAATATTTCAACTCAAGAACTAGTTGGTATATTTAGTTGTTTTACAAATATTTCATTACAAGAAGATAAAAGAAATATAAATCCATCTAAAAAGAGTAATAATATTTATGAAGTATCAAAATATATTGTAGAGAGAATTGAATATTATAAAGATCAAGAAATAAAAAATAATTTATTTACTGGATTAGAATATGAATATAATTTCGATTTAATTGATCATGTTTTTGAATGGTGTAATTGTTCAAATGAACATGAGTGTAAATATATTATAGATGTTATGAAATGTGAAACAGAAATATTTCTAGGTGAATTTATTAAAGCAATATTAAAGATTAATAATATAGCATTAGAATTAGAAAAGATTTGTGAAACATTACAAAACATGGATTTATTAAAAAAATTAAGAGAGATTCCAGAGTTAACATTAAAATATATTGCTACTAATCAATCATTATACATCTAACTCATAGTTAATTTACATTTAACTAATATTTTGCTTTACATAATTTTATATAATAAAGAAAATTATGTAAAAAAATTTTTTATCTACTTGCTTATTTTTAATCCAAGTAAACTTTTTTCAAGACCAGCTAATATTTCTTTATCGGCACTTGATTTATATTCACGAGGAGATGATGATTTAGGGGATACTTTTATTGGAGATAATCTTTTTTTTGTTGCGCGGAAGGTTTTTGGAAATTTAGATTGTGGCTTGGGTTTTTTTTTACGAGATTCTTGAACCTTTTTAAATCTTCTTAATTTGAAACCTTTCATAGCAGTTTCACGTCTTTTTTTATGTAATCTTTTAGCTCTTGATTCTTTTGCTATTTTTTTTTCTAAAGCAGCTTGTTTTTGTTTAATTACTGATGGTAATTTTTCTCTTGCTTCTCTACGCTCTTTTTTTGTAGTAGGTTTTTTTGTTTTTGGTTTTGATTCAGCGAATGTTTCTGGATCTTTTGGCGCTTTTTTTGTAGTTGCTTTTTTGGTAGGAGCATCACGCATAGTAGTTTCTACAGGAGGAAGTCCTTCTTCAACCCGTCTTTTTTGTCCCCGAGTTTCAACTCCTCCTTTTTTTTCACGTTTTCTATGTCTACGAACTGTTTTCGAATAAGCCATATATATATTATTAATATAAAAAATATTAAAACTGTGTAATATTTTATTATTATTTTTATTTAATAATAAAAGAATAAATATATTTATTTATAAATATGATAAAAAAAAATCATTTTGCTAAAAGTGTAGAAGAGAGAAAAGATGAAGTAGGAAATATAAAAGAAAAATATCCAGATAAGGTTTTTATTTATTTAGAAAAAAATAAAAATTGTAAAAATATAGACGAAATATATAAACATAAATACTTATGTCCAAAAGATATGTTTTTTAATCAATTTATATATATTGTAAGAAAGCGTCTAAAAATAACAGATAAACAAAGTATAATATTTTTTATTAATAATAGCATTCCCAATCCAAATACTAGCATGCAAGAATTATATGAAAAAAATAAAAATATTGATGATTTTCTTTATATCAAATATAGTGGTGAAAATTTCTTTGGGTAAATTCAAACCATTTGTAAACGAATTTTTCTTTTAAGGGTCGCCTCATCTTCTATTAAATATATTTTAAATTGTTTTTTTTCATAGTCTTCATAATTTTCTTTAATATTTACCCGAGATATAATTTTTAATTCTGGTAAATAAACATTATATTGGCTATATTTATTCTCTCTATCTACTTTATCAAAAACATAACCAGTATATGCTTTTTCAATAATAGTTTTATTATTAACACACATATTCAATATATTACAATCTATTTGTATTTTTCTAATTGCTCTCATAGTTGTATTTATATACTCTAAATTATCAATCCAATAATTGTAAAATTTATTCATATCTTCTGATAAATTTACAAATCCTAACGATTCTTGTATTTTTATCATATTTAATAAATCAACCAATCTTCTAATTGGCGATGTAATATGTGTATATTTTTTTAAACCGCCATAAATAAGTTCATGGCAATTATCTTCATCATATGTATTATAAGAACCACATGAACACTGCCATATTTTAATAAAATCATGTATATCATCTGGAACTTTTGAATCAACTACATCCTTAAATTTTAAATTTCGATATATACCTATTTTTTTTTCAACCATATATTTAGCGCACTCATGATTCATTAATATCATCAAAAACGCAATGACATCATGACTATCATTAATACATTTGATATATTTGTATTCTTTTGATAATTCTAATAATTTATCTTTTAAAATATTATAATCTGTAAATCTTAATAATTCTTCTTCATCATATACAAAATTTTTATGGACTTTAATAAGAGCATTTGTATATTTTATATCAATAATCTTATCATCTTTATAATAAATATCTATACAGAATGTAATTCTAGATTCGTTTTGTAAGAGACTACATAAAACTTCAGATAATACAGAAGGTAACATTGGTCTTTTTTGATCAGGTAAATAAATAGTTGAAATTCTTTTTGTAAATGAATTCCATAAATTGTAATGTTCTAGCAAAATGGGAACATTTGATATATAAATACTAATTTTTTCATTATCAATACTAACAGCATCATCTAAATCACCAGTTGAATTTGGATCAATAGTAAAAATTTTATAATTATCAATTCTATTTTCAATACTTTTATTATTACTTGAAATAGTTTTAATAAAAAGTTCGTTGCTATGTTGTTTTAATTTGCGCATTGTATCTTTTGTGAAGAGCGATAGAGAAACATATAAATTTTTACAATATAACTGATATTCATAAAAATTTGACAATACATTAATATCTCCTACAATCTGATTTATAGCACCAATAGGATGCTTCTCTTCCCATTTATGAAATCTAAATAATACAAATTTATTCACCATTTTTTTATTAAATCCTACATCTTTTTGCTCATAAGTTACTAGAAAGGACGGAAGTCGTTTGTCATTTGGTATACATTTATAGTAAAATTTTCCTTTATTACTTCTACCATATGTTTTATTACCATATATCATTATCCCAGGTATATTTGTCGCTTCTCTCACAATAGATTCTTTCAAAGTACAATTATTATCAACAATATCACCCGTGAATAATTTTTTTTCAATAGGGTTACAATTAAATTCTTGTGTGACATCTTTCATATTTTCAATTTCATGCCAAGACCAAGTATTATAATTACGATCTTCTATATGAATTTTATAGCTCATTTAATTTATATTATAATTTATTTTATAAATAATTATAATATAAATAATAATATCAATTTTTATTATTAATTATCAATAATTTTGTGTTTTATATTCTGTTTTTGCATTATTTTTAAAATAAGTTGAGGTAAGATAGCAATATTATTCATATATGTTCTATACTTAAATGATAATATAGATGTATTTTCTTCCAATATTTGAATACTATACCACCAATATGCTGGTATATAAATAAGATTGCCCGGTTCTAAATCTACTTCTAAAAATTTCATTTTGTTAAAATCACTTTTATACTCATCTTGAATATTCCAAACATTTAATGGTGATCGAAACTCAAAATTATCATAATCTTTATTACAATATAGATATTTTTCATTTTTTGGTGGTGTCATTTTTATTCTTATTTTACCTTCCAAAACTAAATAGTAATTTCTATAATTTAAATTATATCTTAATGGTGTATAGGAATTTTTTGATCCAAAAATGTAATCATAATCTATATTAGATAACATATATGGTCTAAAAAATGAATCATTTTCACTAATATTTTTTGCCATACTTGTTTCAATTAAAAAATCACTATTATTTTCTGATATATATTGTCCTTCTTTATCCTCTATCATTAGCTTATTAGCATCATTTAAAGATAAAGGTAGAAACAATTCTGTATTATCATCCATATTTTTAATATTTCGTATTTTTATATCAAAACCAGAGTAATTTCTTATTAAATTTTGAATGAAAAAATCTTTGAAAATATTATTATCTATTTTCATTGTTAATGGTTGTCTTAAATCACATATTTCTTCTAATCTCTCTTTGGAAATATTATTTATTTCTAAAATTTCCAAATCATTATTGGTCTTAAAATGATAATATATATGTATATATATAAATAATACAATTGAAAATACTAATACAAATATTATTATATTCATTAAAAAAATTATATAATAATATTTTAAGTATATTACTTATTTTTTATTAAAATTTTAATTAAAATTTATTGTTTTAATATAATAGCCTCTAAT